CTAGTCTCAACCGAAGAGGGAGTTCAAATCCTCTTCTATTACTCCTCACCGCCAGCGCCAGACGAGCATGCTCGTCTTGCGCTTTGTATACGAACTGACAGAGAAAGGAGACTGATCAGAGAAATCTGACCAGGCACTTTCTGAACGTTGACCGCTCATGTCAGGATAGCGGGCCGAGCTCTCCGTAAAATAACGAAGAAGCATCGACCAACCATCCATTTCATGCCGGATTGACGGAGACTTAAGGACTCTAACTTTTTTCTGAAGTTTTTGAAGCTTCGGATTAAAGCGAGTTTTGGGCCTCCTGCATTCGTGTGGTGTACTGCGCAACGAAGGGTAGCCAGGATTGGCACCTCCGTTCGAGGTAGGTCCAGGATTACTGGACGACCGAGATACGTGATAATCATCTTCAGGTATGCAGCCGTAAACGGCTACAAGACTCTGGCAGATGACATCGTACGTCGCATAACACTTCCTATCCCAGAAGGCATTAGCGTAGCTAATGTAACTGGCATAGGACTCAGGGCAGGGTGATTCCGACCAGACCGTCCGTAATCGGACGGGAGTAACATTGACGCCCTTGAAAGCGTCAACGCCACAGGACTCTCTAAAGAGCCCGCCTGTGCAACTCTTGTTGCGGTTGATTTTCAACCCAAACAACTCGAGTATGGCCATAGCGCTCTCGGCGTAAGCCGTTGGTACTATGACATCGTCACCGTATACTAAGATACTCTCACGAGTATCTGCGTTGGGTGCAAACGAAGTGAGGAGAGCCCAGATCGTAAGAGCCATTACGGGAAAGCATAATGCTGACCCCATAGGCGCAAACTTTCTGAGCTTAACAAGCTCTCCACTAGGAAGCACCGTCGATAGAGTTCTGCAGTTCTCCAGGTAGCTGATGAGGCTCTCTGGGAAAAGCAGACGAACAAGATCAAGGTGAACGCGATCGCTAGCCTCTTTCAAGTCTAGCGTTACGTACCTGCCATGCTGAGAGCCTAATAAAGCTCCTCGCTGGTTAGGTCCTTGATCTGTAAAGAAGACATTATATCGTGAGATATGATGTCGCTCTACATGACGGACAATGGCCGAACTAAGACCCTGCTGGGCCCATTGAAAATCAACGGGTTCACAAGATATTAGCCGAGGCCCGCGAGAATCCTTCGGAACGAGAATTACTCGTGCCGAATTCTCCTCATCTGTGATTCTTGAAAAAGAATCATAGGAGTCACACACGTGGCCAGGCGATGCGCAGAAATACGCGTCGAAGGGATACGATGATGTGACACGACTCGAAACGTTTGTCCACCGAAACTTCTCCCATAGCCGTTGCTTGGTAGCAACTGCGCCGGGGCCGTGACGGGGTATAACGTCTGTAGGGTCAAAGGTCGCGAAGAGATCCGAAAGGAGTCTTCGTGCCCTGCGAGCTGTTTCTAAACGCATTAACTCCGGCGATGGCGGGTTGTCTTGACGACAATTGCGCCACCGGGATCGTTGAACGCGGCTAGAACAGTAATCAACATAATTGGTCCGCATCTCTGCGAAGATTATGTCGAGGTCTGAGAGGTCTTTCTCAGCCTGTTTAAAGGCTGATATGACTTCTTGTTCTTGACTATCGGTGTAAGGTAATTCCAACTTGTATAAAAACAAGAGGATACGCCTTATCCACATCACGCATTGAGCGTTCGGATCAGGAAGGACGCTGCCGTCTTTTTGGAATATTTGACTGAAGAGCTCACCTAGAAACCTAGGAAGCTCAGTACCTCGAATGGTTGCGAAACCAATCGAAGTAGGGTTCAGTTTTATCGTTCCAGTAAGCGCTTGATCAAAGTGCTTACAAAGACGGGGTAAGGTTTTCGTAAGAAAACCGGTTCCTTCAGATAAGTATCTACGTTTCGCGACGTTAGTCGTAAGACGCAGAGACTTTGTGTTGAACAACACTCCAAGACGCATATGAGCGTCTAGAAGGAGTGCGGCGATGAGTTGAAACTTATCTAAGCTCTTATTGGGTACCATATGGTATTCCTCTTAGAGCACGCACCCCAGCTAGACTGAACAACAAACAACACTATGAAACAGAAGAAACATAAAGTATCCTCCATTCCACAATGCCTAGACCTCGAGTTTTACACAGAAGGTGAAGACGGATTTAAGACCCTGCTAGAATCTTTGACTCTAACAGGGCTACCGGAACACCACCTGTGGCGACTTAAAGGTCTATGGGATTCAGGACTCGTGAAGATCCGGACTTGCGTTCGGGATCACGATCCTGATCAGGACGAAATTGACGGTGTAAACAATTACATCGTCATAGGAAAAGTAATAGCTCAAAAGTTACCTCTTGAGCTTCTTACTCCTAACGACTGACTGTCGTTTTCGCCCTAGAAACCGTCGACGCCTATTAATCCTACGGAGCCCGTCTGCTAACGCTAAAATTAGCGCTGACAGAATAGGATACCAAGGAAAGGAGGCCATTACAGCCCCCCGTTAATAAGCGCGTCGGCACCGTAGCCGGTACAATCGAAGAGAATAGTCGTCGTTGCCCCTTGCGAGGCAACATTCGACAGAAGGTTCGCGAGAACATTCTTCGGCTCACTATAGGAGGATAGATTCCCGATTGGGATATCTACCACTAAGTAAGCGCTGATACGCTCTTCAACAGAAGTGTCCATTTGGCCGATGATAGTCTTATCGACTCTCACCACCGAACGGCGACGCTTCTTATTACCGGTCCCCGTCTCCTGATGGGAAACGGACAACCTATGAGGGTTTGCTGGAACTTCGCCAGATTTGGCGAAAACCAGAGTACGGCCGATGCTGGACAGCCGAAGAAATTCTTCTTCGGTACCAGCAGAGTTCTTTACTTCATTCGTTGTTAGGTTTACAGGGTACATGCAGTTTCGTGGCTCAGAATATAGAAGCTGAGTGACCTTCTGTATGCATTAACCACGCATACGGGTGTTTGGACGTCTTCTCCGCGTAATTGCGAGAGAAACGCCCAGACTTAACTCGGTTGAGTCAAGCCCTCCCATAAATATGGGATCGGAATATGACGGCATAACTACGTCGCGGCGGTAAGCCTCTTCGTAGAGATCCGGCATATACGTCTTGTTGATGCGGTTGTCCACGTAGGAAGAAGTAGATGTCTCAACCGAGACACGTACTCTCCGTGTGTATTTCCACGACCACAAGTATCTCTCTATACTGATCCTAGGTTCCATGTTAAGCACCTTGCGGTCGCCAAGCCACCGGCTTACGCCGAGGACCCAATCGACCACAAAGCTCCATGGTATCGCATTCCAAATAATCTGAGGGTTAAGGTTAACCCCTAAACTATCTAGTAACGATAGGACATGAGCATGCTCATTCTGGAATTGAGACAGATAATATCTGTACTCAAGCTCAGCATGGAATGTAGAAGGATTAGCGATTACTTCGCGAATACATCTCAACTGACTAATCGAATTAAGACAACCAGAAGTTCCGGGAGGATTTGTACTCCCTGCGAACTGCTCGAGGCTTAACGGATACAGTATTGTTGAGTTTGGACCCGCGAATTGGCCGCTCTCCCAGACGTAGGTATAATGCCTACGCTGGAGCCTTCCCTGACGTTGCTGGAGGTCCTTTAAAAGACGTTCCAGCCCGGACAGTGCGTCATAAATGGCGCAGATGTCGGATAGCAACGGCATAATGTTGAACTTCACTTGAAGCCAAGCATCGGCCGGAGCTCGGAACAACTCTCGCAGAGTTAGCCCTTCAAGAGCACTAAAGCTCCTACGGACTATCCTCTGGTCTCGCGACTTCAATCTGACAAACGCTCGTTTTGAGTATAACCTACGAATATTTTTGATAAGCGTAGGAAGACTTGTAACGAACGTGTCGATTGACGCAGCTGTATGGGGCAAGGACTTGAAATCTTTCAACTCAATAATTGAGTTTACAAGAGACAAGCCCGACTTAATGTCCGGAAGCATGCTCGCGAGAGCACGCTTCGTTAAAACATTAAGTCCAATCGGTTCAGAGATAAATCTCTGATCTGACGTGTTAGCCACCATCGACGGCAAGCCAGCATTGTGCTCGCCGAACCGTCCGAACGCGTTACGAAAAGCAGGCTGGTCAACGGCTAGCAACCGATGACCTTCCTGACTCTTAGACAGATAATTTCCAATGGAAGTTATACTGCCAACATTCCAGGGCAACGTATTCCAAGGTGTTACGTCAACAGCGTCGGCCGTGTAGCACTTATAGTGCTGGCACGGCTTGATCTGCCGACGATAATTCTCGTTATACGGTAACCAGTCAAAAGGACGATTATCGTCCCACCAAAACCGTTCATAGTATCGGCGGTAAGCCGGTGTTTTGTACGGAATGGTAATGACTGTAGCGAAAGGCGGGTTCCAGTTAGGCGGTTTACCATTATAGTAAACCACGATTGGTGCCTGCTCTCGCTCCACTGGTATGTCTCGTTCGCGATAATGTTGCATAGAGATGAGTATGAGGACTTCCTCTTCACCACAATAAAGATGGTGTACTCAGATTATGAACCTGTTGAATAGTAACCATTTAGGGATCCTTTGCTAAGGGTTCCTGGATACTACGTTATTCAGCTCATAAGCGTCGTTGTTACGACACGGACAGGGCCGCGAGGCC